GCCTCTGCGGGCTCTCGAAGGCGGCTGGTGTTAGAGCGGTTGGAGCATGAGGCTATGAACGCTGAGTCGGATGCGGCTAGGGTCCGGGCGCTGGAGTTGCTGGGGAAAACATATGACGTGGGGTTGTTCGTCGAACGAATCGAAACCGATAATTCCGACAGATCACCTGATGACCTGCGGCAGGAATTGACTCGAAAGCTTCAGGACTTGCTGGCAGGTTAAAATTAACCCCACCGAAAATGCTTGCCTTGGTCGCTAGAAAAATCGATAGGGGGTAGACCTTCTAGCCACACTATCTGGACGGCTAGGCCCCACCTACCCCCACCCCACCGCTATGCGCTGACGCAGGCCTACGCACACGCACACTAATCCACTCAAATAATCACAGATTTTTCATAGCAAGAGGGGGGTATCCTCTTTAGGTACCCTTTTTTTGCCATAGAACCTCGTAAATTCGGGTTCTTTTCTTTCGAAATGGTACCATGCACAGTTATCCTTACCCGTATGGGGTGAATCTTCGATCCATTTGCATCTACCTACACTGATAATAGTGTGACATCTGCTCATATAGGGTTCTGATTGGATAGTATGAGCCCAATCGCTATCGAATAGTAGATATGTTGGGGCTATATTTGATAGGTGTAGGATTAATGGGTGTAGTATTCTACGATCCCAAGGTGGATTTGTTATAAATGCCTGTGCATTACAGCTAGTAATATCAAAAACATTCATTTTATGAATGGGTTTAGGGCTATCTTGAGGACAGATATCGCTTAGATAAGCGTAATACTTACCAAACCTGCCTAAATGTTCGGCCAAAGCACCATCACCCGCGCACGGTTCGACATAATTCTTAATGTGGCGTATGTGAGGTATTAAAACTTCGACTGCACTTAGCGGGGTTCGGTAAAAATCACGTTCTTTTCGCTCAAAATTAGATCGTTTACCCATTTTTTTTGTGTCGGTGAAAAAGAACTAGATAGTTCTAGCATATAGTTCTATACTAGTCTAGTACTAAATAGAGTTATTCTAGCTAGATTTATTTTTTTTAGTTAGTACTATATAGGGGGGCCTATGATAAAAAATTTGGATATTCCTTTCCCGGAGTTTGGGCTTCCTGCCTCTCTGGAAGGTGGCGCTCACAGTGATTTCTTCATGTTCGCTGCTGAATGTAAGAATAAAACCGTCTATCTTGCCTCTCCCTACTCGTCACAACGCACTTATCAGCCTGATTCTGGCGTTTCTAGCGCTGTTATGGAGGAGAGGGGTAGGTTGACTGCCAAAATAACCGAATGGCTGCTGAGAAGGGGAATTTGGGCCTTCTCGCCTATTGTTTATGGTGAGGCAATAAAGGATAGGGACCATAATTTGGGGGCGCATGATAAAGGCTTCTGGATGAAAGTGGATTTCCACCTCTTTAAAGGCTTTGATGTGTTGGCAGTTCTTGCCTTGCCGGGGTGGCGTAAAAGTCCGGGCGTGGACGACGAGGTCGGCTGGGCGTTAACCATGAACAAGCCAGTGTTTATCCTTAAACCCGACGACGAGTGGTATCGATGAACGCTTTTGAGTTTGCTCAGGCGGTAAAAGCGCCATTTCGTAAGGCGTCTTTGTGCGGTGATCATAAATTCTACGATAAATTCTGGTTCCCCGTATCTTCTGAGCTAGAGGGTGCCTATCCTGAGATACTCCAAGAAACAAAGCGGATGATGACCCGGTATGTGGGGTTTGCGCCTTTTCAGGATATATCTCCAGACCAGATTTACATCAGCAATGACGACAAATGGCGTATGTTTTTCCTCAAAGGGGCAGGCTGGACGTTCCGCAAGAACGCCAAGCAGTTCCCCGTCCTCATGAGCATACTGAAAAGGTACCCACAGATCGTGTCAGCGTATCTGTCGGTTCTGGGGCCAGAGAAAGCCCTCAATCCCCACGAGGGACCGTGGGCTGGGGTGCTTCGGATGCACATGGGCCTGATTATCCCTGATGAGGAGAAATGCTTCATTGATGTAGAGGGGGATAGGTATCACTGGAAGAACGGGGAAGTGATGATCTTCGATGACACCTATAATCATTATGCGGTCAATGGTACTGATAAGTTGAGAGTGATATTATTCTTAGACTACATGAGGCCGATGAAGTTTCCCTATAATGCGTTTAACTGGGCAGTCATGAAGTTAAGCTGGGCCTTCCCGTATATATGGAAGCCCCTGTACAGGCATTGGAAGTGGTCAAGGAAGTTCTATGAAAAAGCTTAAAACGGCAGGAATGATCGTGATTGCTGCAATCATATTAATTGCCTGCTCCTCATGTGTCGCTGAAGTTCAGTCTTCAGGCGCACAGACAATCCCACCGTGTCAAGAACGAGACATTATGTCAAAATTTTTGATGGAGAAGTTTGGAGAGAAACCTTTGATAAGAGGGACCGCGAAAGACGGCGCTGATTTCGTGATATATGTGGGGAATGGGACGTGGACGATGACACGGGCTGTGAACAAAAGGGAGTGTTTCTTTCTAATCGGTCATGGCAATCTAGAGATTGTGGGGCCTCAAGTGGAGAAAGCGGAAAACTAAAAATTACAGACATTTGATATTTCAAGGATTTTATGTATTATTTAACTGCTTAATACATTTGTTTTGTCCCCCCTTAGCAAATGTTGCAGGCGCGGTTCCGAGAACACCGTTACTCGTGCATTTCCATACGCACTTCGGAAAGGGCGCGAGAGCGCCCTTTCCTTGAAAAGATTAAGGCATGGATGCTGAACTCCAGAATTATCTAGATCAAGTCGGATCGCTTCCTTACGAGGAACAAGAAGAGATACTCAAGCTCCTTCAAGACCTTGAGATATCTACAAAACGTGAGAACTCCCAAAAGGCTTTCCTGCCATTTGTCAAAGAAATGTGGCCTGCGTTTATCAATGGGAGCCATCATAAGATAATGGCTGACGCATTTCAGCGTGTGTGTAACGGGGAGCTTAAAAGACTAATCATCAATATGCCGCCAAGGCATACAAAAAGTGAGTTTGCCAGCTATCTTTTGCCAGCTTGGTTTCTAGGCAGATACCCAGAAAAGAAGGTTATCCAGACCGCCCATACAGCGGAATTGGCTGTAGGTTTTGGACGTAAGGTCAGGAACCTTGTCGGTGACGATGACTTCAAAAAAGTATTCAAAGGCGTATCTCTCCAAGCAGATTCGAAGGCAGCAGGGCGCTGGAACACTAACAAAGGCGGGGAATATTTCGCCATTGGTGTAGGTGGTGCGGTCACAGGTAAAGGCGCTGATCTGTTAATCATCGATGATCCGCACAGCGAACAAGAAGCGAGATCGCCAGACGCCTCTGTGTTTGATCCCGTGTATGAGTGGTACACGTCAGGACCACGTCAGCGCTTACAGCCGGGAGGAGCCATTGTCATCGTAATGACACGATGGCATCAACGTGACTTGACGGGTCAAATATTAAAAGCGTCCCAGAACCGTGACGGCTCAGACGCATGGGAGATTATACAGCTTCCCGCAATACTCCCTTCAGGAAGTTCGCTGTGGCCTGAGTTCTGGAAGATAGACGAACTGGAGAAGCTCAAGGCAGAACTGCCAGCATCAAAGTGGAGCGCCCAGTATCAGCAAGACCCCACTTCTGAAGAAACAGCGATTATCAAACGCGAGTGGTGGCGATCTTGGGATAAGAAACAGCCGCCACAGTGTGAGTTTATTATTCAGTCGTGGGATACAGCTTTCCTCAAGACAGAGAGATCGGACTATTCTGCCTGTACGACATGGGGCGTGTTTTACACAGAGAATGATGATGGGACATCAGGTGCGAATATTATATTGCTAGATGCATTCAAGGACCGGATGGAGTTCCCAGAATTGAAGATGGTCGCTTTGAAAGCCTATAATGAATGGGAGCCTGATGCTTGTATCGTTGAGGCAAAGGCCGCTGGGACGCCGTTGATATTCGAATTGCGTCAAATGGGGCTTGCAATAGGAGAGTTCACACCGTCTCGTGGTAATGATAAGATTGCGAGGGTAAATGCGGTCAGTGACTTATTCGCGTCAGGTGTGGTGTGGGCTCCCCAGAAACACTGGGCAGAAGAAGTTATTGAGGAGTTTGCTGCATTTCCTGTAGGCGAACATGATGACTTGGTTGATAGCAGTACACAGGCTTTGTTGAGGTTTAGGCAGGGTGGCTTTATTCGCATCGAATCAGACGAAGACGATGAGTTTGTGCCATTGCAGAGAGCGGAGTACTACTGATGTTTGAGTATCAGTGCAGGGTGGTGAAGGTCATTGACGGAGACACTGTTGACGTAGATATCGATTTGGGCTTTGGCGTTTGGCTTCACAAACAACGGGTACGGCTCTATGGGGTAGATACACCCGAAAGCAGAACCCGTGATGATGTTGAGAAGAAGTACGGTAATATGGCGAAACAATACGTTACTGATTATCTTCCGCTTGGCTCGTTACAAGTCCTTAAAACACAGATAGACAAGCAGCGCGGGAAGTTTGGGCGCATACTTGGAGAGTTTTTAATTAACGATACAACCATCAATCAAATGCTCATAGACAATCATTTGGCAGTCAAATATCAGGGCCAGTCAAAAGACGATATTGAGATGGAGCATATTGCCAATAGAGCTAGGGTCATCATAGATGATTATGAAAGTAGCTCTGTATAATGAGTGTAGAATTTTTTTTCTTAAATCTTTATGATTATCGCGGGAGCGAGGAAGCGTCATGGCTGTAGAAAAGAGACTTGAAGAATCTGAAATCGAGTTGATGGACCCAGATACAAACGCGCAAAAGGTTGAGGTCGCGGTTGTAAACCCAGAGGCTGTTGCGATTACCACCGAAGATGGCGGGATGATTATTGATTTTGATCCTGAGACAGAAGGGGGCGGGACATCTGAGCATGATTCGAACCTTGCGGAGTTTATGGATGATTCAGACCTTCAGTCTCTAGCGTCAAACCTTGTGGGCGATTTTGAGGGCGACAAGGACTCGCGATCAGAGTGGGCCGAAACCTATGTCAAGGGTTTGGATTTACTGGGCCTGAAGATAGAGGACCGGACATCGCCTTGGCCGGGTGCTTGTGGGGTTTTCCATCCCATACTTACTGAGGCTGTAATACGGTTCCAGTCACAAGCGATCATGGAAGTGTTCCCCTCGTCTGGTCCTGTGAAGACCAAAATATTGGGCAAGATGACGGATGAGAAGGAAAAACAGTCTCTCCGTGTCCGCGATTACATGAATTATATGCTGACCGAAAGGATGACAGAGTATCGTCCTGAGATGGAGCAACTCTTATTTAGCCTTCCGTTGGCTGGGTCAGCGTTCAAGAAAGTATACTTTGACGCGACAATGGATAGAATTTGCACGTCATTCGTACCAGCAGAAGATTTTATCGTTAGCTATGGTGCCTCAGACCTAAGATCAGCAGAGCGTTATACGCACATGATGCGTAAGACCGCCAACGAGATTAGAAAGCTGCAAGTCGCAGGCTTGTATCGTGACGTTAAGATTGGCAATGCGCCTTCTTTCGATACAGACATCCAAGAAAAATATGATGAGTTAGAGGGCGAAAGTTATTCAGGTGATTCTGATACGCGCCATATTGTTCTCGAAATGCACGTCGATTTAGATTTAGATGGCTTTGAGGACACTGACGATAGTGGAGAAGAGACGGGTATTGCGCTGCCTTATGTTGTGACGATACTTAAAACAAATAATAAAATTCTTTCGATTCGCAGGAACTGGTATGAGGACGATCCGCAGAAGATGAAGCGGATGCATTTTGTGCATTACCAGTATATGCCCGGTTTGGGTTTCTACGGGTTTGGTCTGATCCATTTGATTGGCGGGATTGCGAAAAGCGCGACATCTTTGCTTCGGCAGTTGATTGATGCGGGTACACTCGCAAACCTTCCGGGGGGATTGAAGTCCCGTGGCTTACGGATCAAGGGCGACGATACGCCCATCATGCCGGGAGAGTTCCGTGATGTAGACGTTCCCGGTGGCGTAATACGGGATAACATCACGTTCCTACCGTACAAAGAGCCAAGCAACGTCTTGCATCAAATGCTTCAGGAGCTTGTTGATGAGGGGCGCAGGTTCGCCTCTCTGACAGACTTGAAGATTGCTGACATGAAGCAGGATGCCCCTGTCGGCACAACGCTGGCTCTCATTGAGCGGTCAATGAAAGTGATGACAGCTATTCAAGCAAGGCTCCACGCTTCTATGAAGCGAGAGTTTGTCTTGTTGGCAGAACTTATTCATGACTATGGGGCAGACGAAAATTACGAGTATGAGTCAGAGGATGATGCGGTAAAGGCTGAAGACTTCGACAATCGCATTGATGTCATACCTGTAAGTGATCCGAACTCGTCCACGATGAGCCAGCGGATTATGCAATATCAGGCTGCACTGCAATTATCCCAACAGGCACCGCAGATGTATGATCTGCCCGAACTGCATAGGCAGATGCTTGATGTTTTGGGTATTCAGGACGCTGACGCAATTATCCCTCTTTCGAAAGAGGCAGAGCCTCGCGATCCAGTGTCGGAGAATATGGACGTACTGAACGGAAAGCCGCTCAAGGCCTTCTCGCATCAGGATCACGATGCACACATTCAAATACACATGAATGTGATTCAAGACCCAAAGATACAACAGTTGGTCAGTCAAAGTCCAATGGCGGGTACGATTGGTGCTGCCCTAGCGGCTCATGTGCAAGAGCATCTAGCGTTCAAGTATCGCCGCGAAATAGAAAAGGAGCTTGGCATAGAGTTGCCGCCAATGGGCGAGGTTCTTCCAAACGATGTCGAGGTAAAGCTTTCAAAGCTGGTTGCAGAAGCTTCGGATCGACTATTCCGCAAAGACGTGCAAGAGCAACAAGCCAAAGAAGCGCAGGAGAAAGCGCAAGACCCTGTCATCCAGATGCAGCAACAAGAGTTGCAGCTTGAGGCTGCTGATTTGGAGCGTAAAGCTCAAACCGATACAGCCCGGATGATCAAGGACTTACAAGAAGCCCAGATGCGTCAGGAAACTGAGTTGCTCCGCATTAAGTCTATGGAGCGCATGGAAGGTGCCAGACTGGGCGTTGAGATTGCTAAAGAGTCTATGAAGGATGGCCGTGAGCAAAAAGCCGCTGATCGTAAGGACGCAATAGAAAATGCAAAAATCGTTCAGGAAGTTGGAAAAAGCTTGATCGGAACGGGTAATGGTAATAGAAACGATTCAGGTTAATTTTAACCTGAAGGTGCGAAGTGGAAACAAAAGAAGTTTCGTTGTTTGAGGTCTTTCAGAAGAACTTGAGAACAGCGATGAATGAGAAAGCAGACTTTCTTGCTACAGGTGGCGCAAAAGATTTTGGGGAATACTCAAAGATTGTTGGCGTCATAGAGGGTCTAGCTCTCGCAGAGAGAGAGCTTATCGATTTGTTCGATGCGTTGCGTAAGGGGGAAGATTAATGGCAAAAGAGAAAGTCGTAAGGCTAGAGGACAAGAAAGCCTCACAAGTCCCAGAGCCCTGTGGATTTAAGCTTCTCATAGCTATCCCAGAAAAGGAAAAGAAAACAGAGGGGGGCGTTCTTCTGCCTGAAGATACACGAAGGCGAGAAGAGGCTGCTAGTCTTATAGGTATGGTCATGAAGGTAGGGCCAGATGCCTATAAAGACGAAAATAGGTTCCCAACAGGCCCGTGGTGCAAAGAGGGAGATTTCATTGTTATGAGATCGTATTCTGGCACGAGAATGGTTATTCATGGGCAAGAGTTTCGTTTGATAAATGATGACTCTGTCGAGGCAGTGGTCGATGATCCAAGGGGGGTATCGAAGGCATGAACGAAGAAGCAGTCGAGCAAGAAGTAGATGTTGAGCAAGAAACCGCAGAAATCGATCCTGATGCGATTGAAGTCAAAGTTATCGATGATGATGCTGTCCCTCAAGAGGCGTCTTCAGAAAATGAAGACGATGATGAAGAGGGTGATCTCGACGAATCTCAGCTTAGTAACAGAATCCAAAAGCGAATTGCCAAGCTTCGATATGAGTTTCATGAAGAGCGCAGAAAAAGTGATGCCTTCAAGAAAGAAAATGCTGAAGCGATTAAGTACGCAAAAAGCGTCCAGCAAGAAAATGAAAGCCTGAAGAATCAGTCTGCTGATCTTAGAAAGCTCCTTTACGAACAGGTATCAGAAAAAACTGATACGGAGTTGGGGGTTGCCAAGCAACGCTTTCAGGACGCCTATGAGAGCGGTGATGCGGATGCTCTTGTGCAGGCGCAATCTGATATGGCTCGACTGAACGCAGAGAAAATACATTTCTCTGTGGAAAGTGACGCAATTAATCAGGCCCAGCAGAATCAAGTTGCTGCACCGCAACAGGAAGCTGTTCAGCAACAAGAAGTTCCCCCGCCAGACCCAATGGCAGTTGACTGGTTAAAGAATAATCCTTGGTTCCAGTCTCCGGGAAATGAACGGATGACGGGTTTTGCGGTTGGCCTTCATGAAGAACTCGTAAAACAAGGGGTAGACCCCAGAGGAAATACAGACTATTATAGACAAATCGATGCTGCTCTGCATGAGCAGTTTCCGAATTTTTTCGAGAAGGGCAAAGATAATGTCAGTAAGGCTCCGACTTCTCGAAAAGCCCCGGTTGTCTCTCCCTCGAAAAGGGGATCAGGGAAGGCACCGCGCCAAGTGGAGTTAACTGACCGCCAAGTAACCCTCGCTAGGAAGCTTGGTGTAACACCTGAGAGATACGCTGCCCAACTTATGAAGGAGATGAGTAATGGCTGACGTTGCAGGATCAGAGCGCAAACCAAGACAGACACAGACCCGTGAGACTGAAGTGCGTGAAAAATCGTGGGAACCGCCGCAGGTTCTTCCTGATCCTACTCCGCAAGAAGGCTATGTTTTCAGGTGGATAAGGACAGCAACTCTAGGGGCCGCTGACAACGTGAATGCGTCGAAGAGGTTCAGAGAGGGGTGGGAGCCAGTAAAAGCAGAGGATCATCCAGAGCTTATGATTCAGTCCGATCACAACAGTCAGTGGGCTGGAAATATAGAAGTAGGTGGTTTGTTGCTTTGCAAGACTTCCGCAGAGAATGTAGACGCTCGTAACGAATACTATGAGCAAGCGGCATCACGGCAGGTTGAGTCTGTTGACAATAACTTTATGCGTGAGAGTGACCCCCGGATGCCAAAGCTAAACGAATCTACGACAAGAGTGCAGTTTGGTAGCGGCGTTAAGCCGGGTTAAACTCTTTTGGTTTAACTTCGATCTTCTAGGAAGGAGATTAGGCAAATGGCTACTACTGCTGCGCCTTATGGTTTCCGTCCTGTCGGCCTGCTTGGTGGTGGTTCATGGTCTGATGCCATACGCCATATCAAGATTGCCAACAATTACGGGACCGCGATCTTCTACGGGGATGTCGTAAAAATCGTCAACACCGGAACTGTTGAGAAAGACACCGGGACTACGACGATGACGCCCTGTGGCATCTTTGTTGGTGTGAAGTACACTGATCCGAACACCAACCAACTGACTTTCAGTCAAACTTACCCTGCTTCAACTGCCGCTGACGACATCATGGCTTATGTCTGTGATGATCCGAATGTTGTCTTCCAAGCGCAAGGTGATGCCTCTCTGGCTCAAACTGCGTTAGGCAACAACGTAGCAGTTGTCCAAACTGCTGGGTCAACATCCATCGGAACGAGTAAGAATGCTATCGATGCAAGCACCATCGCTACCACAAAAACTCTTCCGGTACGGATCATTGACTTTGTTGATGGGCCTAATTCATCGGTAGGTGACTCATTCACTGATGTCATCTGTAAGTTCAATTCGGGCGGTGATGCGACTGGAGACAGTTGCGCTTCTCACCAGTACCAAGATACGACGGGAGTCTAAGCAATGGCTATTTCAAGAGCGCAAATGCTTAAAGAACTCCTGCCGGGGCTTAATGCTCTCTTCGGTCTGGAGTATGAGAAGTACGAAGATGAACACACGGAGATTTACGAGACTGAGGCTTCTGAGCGTAGCTTTGAAGAAGAAGTCGCTCTCTCCGGGTTTGATGCGGCTCCTGTTAAGAATGAAGGCGCATCCATTTCGTATGACGTTGCTCAAGAGTCTTTCACGGCTCGTTACAACCATGAAACGGTTGCTATGGGTTTTGCGATTACGGAAGAAGCTATGGAGGACAACCTCTATGACAGCTTATCCGCTCGTTATACTAAAGCCCTAGCCCGTGCAATGGCGTATACGAAGCAGGTGAAGTCTGCAACGCCGCTCAACAACGGTTTCACGTCTTTCCAATCTGGAGATGGCGTGACGCTGTTCAGCACTGCTCACCCACTGGTGAGTGGCGGGACCAACTCAAACAGGCCTGCTACGGCATCTGACTTGAACGAAACCTCTCTTGAGGCGGCGGTCATTCAGATTTCGAAGTGGACCGACCAGCGCGGCCTGCTCATCGCAGCACGTCCTCGCAAGTTGATTGTTCCACCTGACCTCATGTTCGTGGCAACTCGTATTCTGGAAACGGAATTGCGCGTTGGAACTGCTGATAACGACATCAACGCTATCAACAGCAACGGCACGATCCCTGAAGGTTATTCGGTCAATCATTACTTGACGGACACGAACGCTTTCTTCATTCGGACTGATGTGCCGAATGGCATGAAGCACTTCGAACGTGCGCCTATGACCACGGCAATGGACGGAGACTTCCAGACTGGTAACGTGCGGTATAAAGCCCGTGAGCGTTATTCGTTCGGTGTATCTGATCCTCTCGGTATCTTCGGATCACCGGGCGCGTCTTAATTCGAGTAGAGGAGGGGGGCTTGCCCCCCTTCTTTATCGGATGATTGTGACTTCGACTATCTGGGATGTACTAGCCCTAGCGACTGGCCCAGCAGACGCTTACGAAGACTCTAGGGCGAAACCTTTCGTAAGGAGGAAAGCCAAATGGCAAAAACTCATTTCTCAGGCCCGGTCCTGTTTTCTTCGGCCCGTGCATCTCTTGAAGGACTGAACATTGCGGCATGGCCTGATCAGGTTGTCTACATGGATGACTTCACAGGCGTGGCCTTAGATAGCACCAATGACTGGACAGTGGTTAAAGACAGCAGTGCTTCTGCTGCTATCTTGGCTGACACTGTAGGTGGCTTTGTTAAGCTCTCGTCTCAAGCAACGACAGACAATGATGGCGCTTCTATTCAGGGCAACGAGATTTTTGCCCTGCCAAGTGTGTCGGGCGAAAAGCTTTATTTTGAAGCACGTTTCTCCATGTCTGATGCGGATCAGATGGATTTGTTCATTGGTCTTTGTGAGAACTTCGCAACCAACCCAGAGAACTGCTTGGCGGCTGACAATCGCATTGGCTTCCAAATCGATGATGGCGATGCAACCCCGCATCTAATCTCAGAGTCTGGTGGCACAGAGACTGATACCACCTTGGCGGCTACTGACGATTTTGCGGATGACACCAATGTCACTGTGAGCTTTGTAGCAACGTATGGCACAACCAGTCGGGTTGAGTACTACATTAACCGTAAGTTAGTTGGCACACACACCGATAATATCCCCACTGCTAATATGACAGCAGCGGCTATGGAAATTTCTGGTGATGCCACAGGAACCAAGTCGATGTCCATCGATTACATTCTTGTCGCTCAAGATCGTGGTGTTAGCTATTAAGGAGAATACTGATGGCTAAACGAGCGCGAACAAAGTCAGGAAAGTTCATCGCGGATGACCCATCTACACCAGATGTGAACGAGGCGTATGTGCAGGAGAAGCCAAAGAAGAAGGCAACTAAAAAGTCTTCTGCTTCGGACCTGCCCCCAGAGGGGAGCGCAGAGCGCAAGCGTCTGGTTTTGATGGGCGTCATTAAGGAGTAGGCTATGGCAGATGCTGTAAATGTGACGACCATCGAAGATGGTGAGAGGCAACTTGTTGTCCAGCTTACGAACCTTTCGGACTCGTCTGGTGAATCAAAAGTTACAAAGATTGACGTGTCAGCATTACAGGCAAAGTCAACAGGTCAAGCTTGTAACGAAATTCGAATACAAGAGATATGGGGTTCAGTCCACGGATTTGATGGCGTCCAGCTTTTCTATGATGCTGATACAGACGTTGTTGCTTTTAGTCTTGGTCCAGACTGGACATATCAAGATTTCTCAAAAGTAGGTGGCCTGAAAATGTACGGCACCAACGCAACGGGAGATATACTCTTATCTACGTTGGGAACAGAGGCGTCTGGAGATTCCTATACGATTGTGATTCGGGCCGTTAAGTACTATGCGTGATGAGGCTGTAGGGTCTTTCTCATGGCGAAAAGGAAAAAAGGCACGGGCATGAAGGGCATGACCATTAAAGGTGGTCATAAACGCCCGACTAAAGCTGGCGCAGGCCTTACAAAGAAAGGCGTTGCAAAGTATCGTCGTCAGAACCCCGGCAGTAAGCTGAAGACGGCTGTTACCGAAAAGAAGCCTAGCAAGGCTAGAGCGGCAAGACGGAAGTCTTACTGCGCCAGAAGTGCTGGTCAAATGAAGAAATTTCCTAAAGCTGCGAAGAACCCCAACAGTAGGCTGCGGCAAGCGCGTAGAAGATGGAGATGTTAAATGCCAGCTAAGAAGAAATCGACGGTGAAAAAATCAAAAAGTCGCGTTAATGAGGCTGGCAACTATACAAAACCAGCGATGCGTAAAAGGATGTTTAACGCAATCAAAGCTGGAGGAAAGGGCGGCAAGCCGGGGCAGTGGAGCGCCCGAAAGGCCCAAATGTTAGCGCAGCGTTATAAAAAAGCGGGTGGCGGGTACAGAAACTAATGGCACTCAAAAAATCTCAAAAGTCGTTAAAGAACTGGGGAAAGCAGAAGTGGCGAACTAAATCTGGCAAGCCATCAACGCAAGGCCCAAAGGCAACTGGAGAGAGGTATTTGCCTACGGCAGCGATAAAGTCGTTAAGCTCTAAGGAGTATGCGGCGACAACGAGAGCGAAAAGGAAAGCGACAAAGAAAGGCAAGCAGTTCGCCAAACAGCCAAAAAAGATTGCTAAGAAGACAAGGCGGTATAGATAAATGCCAAATACAAGAGGCCAGATGAAAAGTCAGTTAAAGGGGAGCAAAAAGATGCCAGCTAAAAAATATAGCCCAAAGCAGAAAAAGTTAGCCAGAGTTGCTCCTCCTCGTGACAAGATTACTGGTGCCGATCTTAAAAAATTAAAGAAACGTCCGAAAAAGAAGAAGTAAATGATTGTCGATATGCCGCCATTATTGCAAAGCTTTGTAAGACAAGACATACGATCTTGGTCGCGTGACGTGCTTGAAGTGCCAAATCCTCATTTGGGCGGCATGAAGGCGTGTCCATATGCAGAGGCAGCATGGAGAAACGATAAAGTAGATGTTGTCGTGGGCAACAGCATCCCATGCCTCAAAGACGCTATTAAAAAATTTAACCCGAAGGAAAAGGACATATTAATTTGGGTTAATTTTAACCTGAATAAGTATGAGCGTTGGGACAGATGGGTTAATCTTTGGAATGAGCGGCACAGGAAATCTGACACGCATCTAATGTTGTTTCACCCTGACTTCCCACCTAGCGAAGATACCGAAGAGTTTCTTACAGATAATGATTGGGAATCTGATATAGAAGAAGACTATATGATGATCTTTGTGCAATCACTTTCGTTTCTTAATAAGGCTAGTGTAGCTTTAGAAAGTTCTGGGTATTATAATTATTTCAGTGACGACTTGTTTCAATCTTTGGTGGAAGTAAGAAGGAGTTAAGATCATGGCAATGGGCAAGCGTGGGATGAAGAAGAAAATGATGCGCGGTGGATCAAAAAAGAAAGTTATGATGCGCGGCGGGTCGAAGATGGCTAATGGCAAAAAGAAAGTCATGGCGAAGCGCGGTAAGAAGTAAATGGCTACAAGCGGCACTCAGAACTTTACTCTAGATATCATTGATATCTGCGAGGAAGCCTATGAAAGGGCTGGCGTGGAAATGCGCGGCGGGTATGATTTAAAAACAGCCCGTAGAAGCCTCGACCTGATGTCGCTTGAGTGGATCAACAGAGGTGTAAACCTCTGGACAATCGAAGAAGGAACTATGGCTCTTACAGCAGGGACAGCAACATATAGCTTCCCTGCTGGGACCATAGATTTTATTGAGCATCACATCCGCACAAACTCTGGAGATTCTAGCAATCAAAGTGACTCGAATCTAAGCCGAATAAGCCCATCTACATTTGCTAATATCCCTAATAAGTTAACGCAGGGAAAGCCGTTACAAATATATATACAACGCACAAATTCGCCACAATTCACGTTGTGGCCTATACCAGATAGCACAGAGACGTATACATTTTATTTTTTAAGAATTAAGCGTATCGAAGATGTAGGCACCAGCGGCACAAACAATTACGACGCCCCTGAGAGATGGTTGCCAGCCCTTACGTCTGGATTGGCTTATTATATCTCTATGAAGAAGCCAGAGGCCTTTACGCGCATAACTACGCTCAAGCAGATATATGATGAGCATTTTAATTATGCCGCTGGAGAAGACCGTGTTAAGGCAGGCATACAAATTACGCCGGGAGGATATACAATCTAATGTCCTCTTATGCAGCGGGTAAATATGCACTAGGAATATGCGATAGAAGCGGGTTCACATATAAACTCAAAGACCTTGTGTATGAAGTTCAGGATGGCAGAAATACAGGGATTCGCGTTGGTCGGGATATGCTTGATCCTGATCATCCACAGAATTTTCTTGGTAGATATCCTGTCCACGATCCGCAAGCGTTGTTTGGGGCTAGGCCAGATAGCAGGACAGAGTCTTCCTCAACAGCTTCAGCAAACTGGAATCCAGTTGGAGATAGAAACTCCTTGGCAGATGCTTATGGGTTCTCTACAGAGACAAGTTTGCAGGCAGAGGGTCAGGTTGGTTCTGTAACCATTGTAACCTGATGTAATGATATGAACTACACTCAACTCAAAACAGCTATCCAAGAGTATACACAGAACACTGAAACGTCTTTTGTGAGCAACATAGATACGTTCATCGGGCAAGCAGAAGAGCGCATATTCTATGACGTTGACATACCAGATTTTCATAAAAATGTGTTAGGGACAGCTACAGCAGGCTCTGTGTATCTTTCAAAGCCAACAGATTTTTACAGAGCTTATTCTATGGCTGTTGTAGACTCAGAGAATGTCTATACATTTTTAATTCCTAAAGACGTGTCTTTCATAAGAGAGGCTTTCCCAGACTCTGATACAACAGGGACTCCAAGGTTTTATGCACACTTTGATGATGATTTTTTCTTAATTGCTCCAGCAACAAGCTCAAACTTCTCCACGGAGCTTCATTATAAAGCGAAGCCCGTTCAGCTTTCTTCATCTAATGCCAATACATGGTTAAGCGATAACGCTGAGTCGGCGCTTCTATATGGGACGCTTGTTGAGGCTTATACTTATCTTAAAGGCGAACAAGACATCATGGCTTTCTATGAGAAGCGCTATAAAGAGGCTTTGGGGTCTTTAACCCAGTATGGAGCTATTGAGACAAATGTCGATTCGTATCGGAATGGGATGAGGCAAACAGCATGAAGTTTGACGCTGTTGAAACAGCCCCTGTTAGCTCTGTATTTGTTCAAACAAGCAACGATGGGGGATTATCGTGTGAGCAAATAACAGAGTTGTGTTGCAATAAAATTGTTAATGTCAGTGATTCTGCTCCTGACGTTATACGAGATCAAGCACACATCTTCGAAAGAAATATGAAGAATGTTGTTCTTGAGTATGTTAAGATGGCAATGCGTTCAGAAAGAGATCGTTGTGTACAAATTGCCCTTAAAGGGGGATACAAAGACTTAGCAGATGTCATGAGGAGAGTGTGATGGCCTTTAGCGGTAATTTTATGTGTACGAGTTTCAAAAAAGAATTGTTGGAAGGCGTCCACAACTTTAAGAACTCTGGCGGTAGTACGTTTAAACTCGCGATGTATACAAACAGCGCAAGTTTTACGGCTGCTACTACAGCTTATACAACGAGCAATGAAATATCTGGAACTGGATATTCTGCTGGCGGCGGGACTCTTACGCGAGTAGACCCATCGACAAGCAGCACAACTGCGCTAACAGATTTTGCTGACCTGACGTTTTCGTCTTCGTCCCTCACCGCAAGAGGGGCTTTGATCTATAACGATAGCGCATCAGGCGATCCAACTGTACTGGTTCTTGATTTTAGCTCCGACAAGACGAGTAGCTCTGGAGACTTTACCATCCAATTTCCATCTGCAAGTTCGTCGGCTGCTATTATTAGGATTGCATAATATTTGAGTGAACAATGGCTAATATAACCGGGTGGGGCAGAGGCACTTGGGGGGAAGGCGTCTGGGGAGAAGAACTCCCCGTTTCTGTGTCTGGACTTGCAGGGACAGGAAGCACTAATAGTGTTACCATTGTTGAGGGAACGGGCGTTTCGTTCGCTGTTTCAGGGCTTGGAGCAACAGGCTCTGTTGGAGACGAAACAGTAACCACTGGCATTGGGGTATCTCCAACTGGTATAGCAGCAACAGGTGGCGTTGGTCAGGTTACGGTTGATCTGCCAACAGTAATTCTTTCTGGCTTGGGTGCTACGGGCTCAGTCGGCACCGTTACTGTAGCATTCGAACAAACAGTCGAGGTAACTGGAGTAGCAGGCACTGGGACAGTAGGTCAGGTTACGGTTGACTTGCCAACCGTTATAGTAGCAAGCCCCGGCGCAACAAGTGCAATGGGGTCTGTTGCAATATTCGGAGATGTTATAGTATCTCCAGAGGGTATAGCAGCTACTGGAGTTGTTGGAGAATCAAACGTATGGGGGCTTATTGTCCCAAATCAAGATGCTGGATGGGAACAGATAGCAGCCTAACGGAGAAGTGTAATGACAACTGCTTATACAAATAATTTGCGTCTCTCAGAGATGGCAACTGGTGAAAACGCAGGAACGTGGGGGAACACCACGAATACCAACCTTGAGCTTATCGGAGAAGCTCTTGGGTACGGCACTGAGAATATGAGCTCAGATGCGAATACCACTATTACAATGGCAGACGGTACTTCGGATGGTGCGCGTTCTTTCTACCTAAAAATCACTTCTACTTCTCTTAGCACGACGAGGACTGTCACTCTCGCTCCTAACACTGTTTCCAAAGTTTGGGTTATCGAAAATGCGACGACGGGAAGTCAGTCAATTACGATTAGCCAAGGCTCTGGATCAAATGTGACTATTCCTAATGGCAAGGTCAAAGTAGTCGTTACAGATGGTGGTGGCTCTGGGGCGAATGTTTTCGATGTCTTAGAAGATGTTGTGTTGGCGAATGATGTTGTTTGCTCTGGAACATTTATTCCAGAAGGAGATACATCAGCAGGAGATGCAGCGGCTATTGGTTTTGCTTCAGCAGATGGGATAATCGTTACTGGTCAGGGTTCAACGAACGATGTCACCATCAAGAATGATGCGGACGGAACGGTAATAGCAATTCCGACAGGAACAGTGAACGCAACGCTATCAGGTGACCTTACGATTGGTACAGGCACAGAAGTAGATAGAAAAATCGTTTTTGATGGTCATGCTCAAGATTTCTACATGGGCCTAGATGATTCTGCTGATGACTTGATAATAGGGCTGGGAGCCACTGTAGGCACAACGCCAGCGGTTTCTATTGATGAGAACCAAGCTGTAGTATTTCCAGCCGCTGCCGTAACCATAGGCGACGGAACGGCAGAGGACACTAAGCTTGTTTTTGACGGAAACGCCCAAGATTTTTATGTAGGAGTTGATGACTCAGCCGATGATCTTGTGTTTGGTCAAGGCTCGACGGTTGGTAGCAATGTAGCGTTCTCTATCGATGAAAATCAGTTAACTAATTTTAGTCATGCGGCGATTGGATCAACGCAAACAGCGGATGCCACGGGAAGCACAGTTCTTGACTTCCAAACCTATCAGAACTTTATCCTGACGTTCACTGGCAACGTGACTCTTGCCAACCCATCAACGGAAGCTGTTGGTCAGTCTGGATTTATTATTATTATTCAAGATGGAACGGGAAGTAGGACGCTTGCTCTTGGCACCGATTACGAAACGGCGGGAGGGGCAGGATTAACAATTTCAACAACGGCGTCAGCAGTTGATGTTGTGCCGTATGTAGTTAAAGCAAGCGGGTCCATTCAGTTGGGTGCCGCCCAGTTGGCGTTTGCATAATGCCTATATGGTCACCAGCCATGATCTTCGGGTCTGCGGCATCTGGGTATGTCGTTGAGAACTCTATCTATCTAGACGGCTCTGCTGACTATTTGTCTTTTACCCCATTTACTGCTGGGTCTAAACAAGACTTTACTATTAGTCTTTGGATGAAGCTAGTTAATCCAGATTTTAGTTCTACCTCTTATGTCTTGTCGGCTGGTGATGGAACAGGCAACGAAGAATTTGCAGTAGCTTTTTTGAACTCAGAAATATTAAGAATATTTAGTGTTTCATCAGGCTCTACTTATCAAAACTTCGACTATAGAACTTCACAAGTATTTCGCGATCCTACAGCTTGGCAAAATTGGGTTATAACTTTTGACCATGACAACGGGACCGCTGGTGATAGGCTGAGATTATTTATAAATGGCAGTGAAGTTACATCTTTTGGGACAGAAACTAATCCGGTAGATGGAGAAACAGCTTATTGGACTGATGCAGTTGCACATAATATTGGGCGTACCGTTCAAGGGTCGAATTACGCACCTATGTATTTAGCTGAGGTTATAAACTTAGATGGTACGTCTGTAACAGATGCAACAAATTTTGGAGAGTACAATAACAATGGCGT